CAAAGATAAGTAAAAGATTTAGATGTGGGGAATAAATCTTTTAGACCCGCTGGCCCTGGAGGCCGCTCGGCGATTAGGAGTGTGGTGGGAAGGTGAATAATAATATAATATAATAGGAATAATAATATCTATTAGTGTCGTCTTTTTGTAACTTATCGTCTTTTTACGTAAAAATATCCAAATTAATGTATATGACATTAGGATAGTGGTGGGAAGGTGAATAATAATATAATATAATAAGAATACTCATATACTATTTGTGTTCACTTTTTGCACAAATCATCGTTTTTTCCTTATATACCAATACTTTCAAGTCGTAGACAAGCCACACGGCGCGGTCGTTCTAATAACTATTTGTGTTCATTTTATGTAATAAATACACAAAAAACAATAAAATGTATAAAAAGTGTATATGGAAGGTGGATATTTTTATATATACAATATACAAAATAAAATAAGAACATGATAGAAATAATACCATTCAACAGAAACATCTTTGACACATTCACCATTGATTGTAAAAAGATGACAAGATATGTCTATATCAACAATCTTGATATAGTCGCCAAACTGGCAACTATGGAACTTCCTATAGCCAATAGGAGAATAGCTCTGCGTAATATATTTGATTTCCTGACATATATAGATACAAAAATCGAACAAAACGAAAATACGATTATACCAATAAGCCAATCCATTCTAATATCTTATTTCAATAGAAATGTATATAAAAAATATATGGATATATTATCCAATCTTGATATAATAACCAAAGTTCCATACGAAGACGGAACATTCTATAAGAAAGGAAGCTTATATCTTCAATACAGAGTTCATAACGCTTATCTAAATGATGAAGACCTCGCCATAATATCATTAGAAGATGACAGGTCAAAAGAAAACTTTACGAATGAGGTAGAAGGATTAGATAAAAGATTTGAGAATACCATAAAGAAACTTGAGATAAACATACCATTGGCCATAGAGGCAGAGATAAAACATTTTAGAGAAAAATCATTATCCATATATGCTCTCAGAAATAGGATTTCAAGGATTTTCTATACAAAAAGAAAAAGATTTATAAAAAAAGGAAAAAAGGTAAATAGGATATACCATTCCTTTACGAACCTTACAAAGGTATCAAGAAAGTTCTTCAACGTAAATCTTTATGATATAGATATAGTAAACTGCCAGCCTCTTCTTCTCGTAGCACTATTGGAAAAAAACGGCTTCAAATATGACAAATCTTATAAGATTGACTGTGAAGCAGGATGTTTTTATGAAAGATTTATGGACATAAACAAGCCTGATGATGTATCGTCATATGAATGGAGGAATGGAAATACAAAACCAGCTCTTTATAAAAGTATATTTTTCGGTTTCAATAAAGCAAGCAAGCATAACAAAAGATTTTTAGAACTTTACCCAGAGACATGGAACTCATTGAAGATTATATCTGAAGAATGTAATCCATTGGCATCACAACTTCAAAATCTTGAAAGTGACCTATTCAACAACCTTATACCAAAAAAGAGCAAACATTACTTTACCCTTTTTGATGCAATCTATTTTGATAATATACTTGATAGATTTTCACTTGAAAAAGAAATTAAGGACTATTTTCAAAGATATGGAATAAATGTGGCAATAAAATAAAAAAAACTTCAAAAAAAATGCCCTATTAGCGAAAGGGAGAAGTAATAAACTAATATATACTATAATAACTAAAATAACTAAAAAAACAATAAGACAAAATGAGAGAAAAGCTAACAGAAGGTTTTAGACAAAGCCTAAACAGACACTTCAATGAGAAAGGTGGCATCACACCTATGTCATTATCAAGAAATCCTGACGTTGATACTTACTGGAAAGAATATTGTGCGAGTGTAGTGGCAATCGTTACTTATGTTCACGACCAATATGGCAGTGAACCACAGAAGTTCACGAACTATTACGAAGTGGTTGCGAGCAAACACACCGATAAAGAAGAAGGCACGAACCCTTATTTCCTACATCTTGAACCAATAGATAAATCATTCAAAATAATGAAACTCAGAGACATTAGTTCATCAGATGCAAGAGACATAAAAATACAATCAATATTATGATAGAATACAAGATTTATGGTCTAAAAGACCCGCGAGACAAAACGATAAAGTATGTAGGCGTTACAAAGAATATCGAAACGAGATATAAGCAACATATCTACACCAAACCACAGGATTGGATTTTATCTCTAAAAGAGAGTAACCTGAGACCTGAAGTGGTGATATTAGAGATAATCATTACAGACGATAGGAACGTTGCTCTAAACAAAGAAAAAGAGTATATTTCTTCACATAATCTAAAAAAAACAAAATAAGACATGACATTTGAAAAAGACGAACTCGAAAGCTACGCAGCTTATATGGACTTTATAAGAGAGCTCATAGCGGAAGAAAGCAAAACAAAGTTTACAATACAGAAGTATATTCCTCGTCCAGATGAGATAGAGATAGGGCAAGTAAAAACAAAAGATAATGGAAAGTGGGTTTTTTACTACACGATATCTTATCTACATATAGACGCACTCCTAATAAATGGACAATGTAAAAATACCATAACAGGAATGAGCACACAGATTTCATTCGCGAGTTGGAAACTGCTAATCATAAGAGAGAATAGAGAAAAACGAATAGACGAACTTCTAAGCTCATTACAACCTGAACACAGGATAAAACTACGTCACAATGGTATATGAAGTTTTTTACAGACCTAAGCGACGGGCAAAAAGGAGAAAGGGCGATAGCCGACTATCTTATAGAGAATGCAGGATGGGAGTTACACGACTTCAATACATCAGAAGACAAAACAAAGCTCCGCCAGTTTGATATCTCTATGTGGGACACTTCAAAAGAGTTTGTTCTTGTAGAAGTAAAGACAGACCGATGGGAAACATTCAACTACGAAACAAACAATATATTCATAGAGTTTATGTGTGGTGGAACCTGGAGTGGAATAAAGACCACAAAATCAAACAAATACATATTTTATTTTCCAGACTATGAAGAAGTATTCATAGTAGGAACAGAACGCTTGAAAGAAATAATAAAGACACCCGGTATAGTCCACCATACACAACTCGAAGCAGGAGACGGTGATAAGGTAAAAAGCTATCTAATCGACAGGAGAAAATGGCATAACTTATTTGAAGTGCATCACGTTCCTAAAGAATACTATCTCAGATATAAGTAGAAACCGAAAGACGCATAAACTATACTTTATATAAAAGCTTTATGAAAACAGAAGCAGAAACTATAATGGACGGGTTATGCGTCTTTTTGAATGAAAGCATACTCGAGATGCTTATACACGTAGAAATGGAAGAATACGAGAATGCAGCCGTAACCAGAGACGATATCCAATGGAAGATAGAACAGGTAAAGAAAGCACTCGTGAATAACAAATGGACAAAACTCGATGAAGAGCAAATACATTCTGAACTGACAAGCCTGCGTGATGCCTACACTAAAAAGTGGGAAGATGAGATACCTTTTTCGTGGATGAAATCCGAGGAGCGTCCGTAATAATAATATATAAAAAAAACAAAGAACGATATGAAAAAACTAAAAGAAGAGTATAAAGCAACAAGGGTTGAGCACAATGGCATCAAATATGATTTCCAAAATATGAATGATGAAAGATTGCAAAAAATATGGGAAACAAATCCACAACTAAGATGGGTGTTTGAAGAGGAAACTTATACACCTATTGAAAAAAAGCCTATTGATATAAAAAAACTGCCAAAGTTTGAAGAACCATTTGAGACACCAATCTCTAACTCTATCGGAGAAAAATGGACTGAAGAGACTTTTGATAAAGCAGTGAAGGATTATATCAGTGATGCAGATAAGATTATGCCAGTGCCACCTAAATACAAAAAGCCTCAATCTATTCCAAAGCCAAAGACAAACGAAATAAAAAAGAAATAAGAATATGATAGAAAGAGTAAAGTTACTAAATGGAGACAATATAGAACTCCTAAAAACATTAGAAGATAATAGCATTGATAGTGTGGTTACAGACCCACCTTATGGATTATCATTTATGAACAAAAAATGGGACCACCAAGTTCCTTCTGTCGAGTTCTGGAAAGAAGTCCTTCGTGTCCTAAAACCAGGTGGGCACGTTCTCTCATTTGGTGGCACCAGAACTTATCATAGAATGACCGTGAACATTGAAGATGCTGGCTTTGAGATAAGAGACCAGATTATGTGGTTGTATGGTTCGGGATTTCCGAAGTCTCATAATGTAGGATTGAGTATAGATAAACTAAAAGGCCACGAGAATAGAGGTAGAGCAATACCAACCGCATCTACATATCAAGCATCCGATATAGAAGAAAAGAATAAACTCACATCCAATAAAGTAGATAAGTATGAAACAAAAACAGAAGAAGCAAAAGAATATGAGGGTTGGGGCACAGCACTAAAACCTGCTAATGAACCAATCTGTGTTGCGAGAAAACCCCTAAGTGAAAAGACAGTTGCCGCAAATGTTCTAAAATGGGGAACAGGTGGTATCAACATAGACGGTTGTAGAGTTGGTAGTGAAGGCGGGACTATGAAAGTTGATATAAACAAAGATAGTGATACTATGTTTGAGGGTGGAAGACATAATAGCGGTAAAGTTGCTGAACTGAATGAAGGTCGTTTTCCAGCCAACATCATATTAGATGAAGAAGCAGGTAGAGTATTGGACGAACAGAGTGGACCAACATCACAAGGACACTGGCCTAAAGGAAAGACAAAAGGATTTGGAGAATTTGGTGGTGGTGAAACAAAATATGAAGGAGTAGGACCAAAAGACAAAAATAATGACAAAGCTGGTGCCTCTCGTTTCTTTTATCAGGCTAAAGTTTCTAAGAAGGAAAGAAATATGGGTCTTGAAGGATTTGAAGAAAAGATTACACCAAATAGTTTTGGAGCACTTGGTAGAAAAAGTTTAGAAGATAGATTGGAAGATAAGTCAAATCCAATCATATCAAAGAATAACCATCCAACGGTGAAACCAATCGCACTAATGGCTTATCTATGTAGATTGGTTACACCACCAAATGGAATTGTATTAGACCCTTTTATGGGTTCCGGTTCAACTGGTTGTGCAGCGGTCAAAGAAGGATTTAGATTTGTAGGTATGGAGATGGACCCTGAATACTTTACAATATCAGAAAAAAGAATAGAACATTATGAGAAAGCCTAAAACTACAGAAGCAAACAAAAAAGCTTTCATAAAAGCTTATGTCGCTCATTTATGTATGGTGACAAAAGCATGTGAAACCATAGGTATATCCAGAACACAATACTATTTCTGGATGAGAGATGATGCAGAGTTTGCAAAAGCCATAGAAGATGCCGAAGCAGGACAGATTGAGTTTGTTGAAGACGCACTTCTAAAAAGAATAAAAGAAGGAAGTGACAGCAGTATTCAGTTTTATTTGAAAACTAAAGGCAAGCGAGCAGGTTACGCACCACAGATTGACATAACTTCTAATGGTGAGACCTTGGCTATACCTCACATAATACAACTCATAGAAGTAAAAAAAGACAACGGTGATGGCCCTTCAGATACGACACACTAATGTCTTTACTAAAAACTGGGATGCACTAAATGATACTAATATAAGGTTTATCATAAATCAAGGAGGAACTCGTTCGAGTAAAACATATTCTTTGTGTCAGATGTCAATCGTTTGGTGTCTTCAGAATAAGAACAAAGTCCTTTCCGTGGTGAGGAAATCATTTCCTGCATTGAGAGGTTCTGTGATGCGAGACTTCTTTGAGATAATGAGAGACCTAAATCTATATGACGAAGCATCACATAATAAAACAGAAAACATATACAGGTTCCCTAATGGTTCTTGTATAGAGTTTTTCTCATTAGATGATGCACAGAAAGTTAGGGGACGTAAAAGAGATATACTTTGGGCAGAAGAAGCCAATGAACTTTCTTTTGAAGAATATTCACAGCTAAACTTTAGAACAAGTGAGAAATGTTTTTTCTCTTTCAACCCTTCTGATACAGAACACTGGTTATATGATATCATAGAGAAGCCAGATGCCGTGCTGCTCCACAGCACTTATAAAGATAACTCTTTCCTGTCCGATGGTCTAATAAAAGAGATTGAAGGTCTTATAGAGATAGACCAAGACTATTATAACATATATGCACTGGGTCTTCCATCTAAATCAACTCACACGATATACACACATCAACAACCATACATAGAACCACTTCTAAGATATGACGCGACTATATTGGGTCTTGACTTTGGACACGTGCATCCCACTGCTTTGATAAGAGTGGATATAAGAGAAAACATATATCACGCGAGAGAGCTTATATACGAAACGCAACTAACAACAGAAGAACTTATACAAAGAATAAAGGACGTATTCCAGAAAGAAGCTCTTCCTATGAGCACACAGATAGTGGCAGACTGGGCGAGACCAGAGATAATAGAAGAGATAAGAAGAGGTGGCTTCAATATTCACAATGCCATAAAGAACGTAAAAGAAGGAATAGATGCAGTGAAATCTGTCAGGGTATTTTATCATCATGATAGTGTAAACCTACATAAAGAGTTTAGAAACTATAAATGGAAATCCATAGGAGATAAACTGATTGATGAACCGGTAAAAGCATTCGATGATGCTCTTGATGCTTTACGATATGCAATACTTTTCTATAAGAAGAACACGTCTTCGGCTGGTTCCTGGGACTTTGAGGCGTTCTAATCCAAGAGGCCCTACGAACCGTAATATATACATTATGACAAAGACGAGATACAAAAGAATAATAGACCAGTTTATAGAAGCTAAATACGAATACCTCATCGAATGCTCCACGAACATATTGAAAAACAAACAAGGAGACCCTTATGATTTGACGGCAGAACTCGTTCTCTTCCTATACGACAAACAAGAAAAGATTGACATATTCATATCACAAGCGAGTTATATGGATTACGACAGTTTACAAATGCTTCAGGGATTTTCAGTGAGTTGGCTTAGAATACAAGGAGCACACGCTACAAGTCCATTCGGAAGAAGATGGGCTATAAACGATAAAGAACTCGAAAACATATCCGAACCCGCAGATGAAATCGGTGAATATGTCGAAGGAGAAGAAGACGAATATGTAAAGGACCTGAAGAGAATATATACAGACGAACAGATAGCGAAGATATTGAAAATACACGACATATATCCAACATTATCAAATGTAGAACAAATGCTTTTTAGAGCTTACTTTCTCGAAGGCTTATCATATGAAAAGATAAGAAACAAATACACATTCTATCGCACCGATAAAGTAGGAAAAACGATTTATTATAAAAGTAAAAAATCGATATACAACTTGATGACAGAACTAAAAAAAGAAATACAATCAAAACTATGATATACGAAATAGCCTTAT